TGCTGGTATGCTGTGAAAAAGACCGGCAAAGGCCATTGGGCCGGTGATCGTAAGCAAACCACGCTCTGGCAGATTGCCAATAAGGATCAGGATGCGGATACGGTGCACGGCACGCAAAAGCCGGTGGAGTGCATGCGCCGCCCGATCCTGAATAATTCCAGCCCCGGTCAGGCAATTTATGAACCGTTCATGGGGTCCGGCACCACGCTGATTGCATCCGAAACCACGGGCCGCGTTTGCCACGGGATCGAGTTAAATCCCGCTTATGTCGATGTGGCGGTGGAACGCTGGCAACAATTCACCGGCCAGACGGCGGTGCTGGAAGGCACTGACCAACCCTTCGCCGAACTGGCGAAAAACCCGCGCTGAGGCATGCATGAGCTGGCTATACATCCCTCCGGAGACACTTCCGGAGCCGCAGACCTGTTCTTCGGCCTGTCGCTCTGTGCCGGAGCGGGCGGGATCGACCTCGGGCTTACCATTGCCTGCCCCCCCTCTCCTGCCCCCCCTCTCATGGTTTGCAAGCAAACCACTGCCGGGCAGCGGGATATCGCACTGTGTGTTACGTCGAGCGGGAAGCCTATGCTGCGGCCACCCTCGTGGCGCGGATGGAAGACGCGGCCCTGGATACGGCACCTGTCTGGGACGACGTTGGAACCTTCGATGGCCGTCCGTGGCGTGGAGCGGTGGATATCCTTACTGGCGGCTATCCGTGCCAGCCTTTCAGCGTCGCGGGCCAGCGCAAGGGGGCGGAGGATCCCCGTCATTTATGGCCACACTTTGCGCGGATCATCGGTGAATGCCAGCCCGAATGGGTCTTTCTGGAAAACGTCGCAAATCATCTCAACATCGGTTATCGCGAGGTCAGAGGCGAGCTGGAAAATCTGGGCTACCGGGTTACGGAAGGATTGTTTACGGCGGCAGAGTTCGAGGGATCAGGAAACGCTCCGGGGGAGCGTTTCCCCCGAAGAACGCGCGCCGCACAAGCGCCAGCGGCTGTTCATTCTCGCCAGACGAAACCAACTGGCCGACACCGCGGGCCAGCGCCAACGAGAACCGGCAGACGAAACCAACGCCTTCGCAACTGGCCGGAAAGCACGGGATGAACCTTGCGACCAAGGCCGCGATGTGGCCCACACCCCAGACCGACAGTTTCCGCACACGGGGCGGTGCACGCAGGAACGAAAAGGGGCTGGACCGCATGGCGCGGGACTGGCCAACGCCGATGGCGAGCGACGGGTGCAAGCCGAGCGGGGGCAATCGCCGCACTGCCGACCTGACCCATGTGGCGGGCATGTGGTCGCACCACTCGCAGTGGCCGACCCCGCTGGCGCGAGACTGGAAGGGCACCAACAGCCCCGAGCATGTGAGACAGCAACCACCGGCGCGCAATCATATGGATCAACTGGCGAATTTTGCCGTGTATTCCCGCCAGGCCCTGACGATCTCGCAGGCTGGCGAGATTACCTCGGATCAGCGCCGCAGCTTGAACCCAGCCTTTGTCGAGGCGCTGATCGCTGCCCGGCAGGTGATGCTTGCATCACCGAGAGGGGGCTGGCCAACCGCGTGGACCGGCTTCGACTTTGCGGCAACGGCGTGGTCCCCTTGGTTGCGGCGCATGCGTTCAGAATTCTTGCGGCTCGGTTTGATGATGGATGACGGGGTGACGCTATGAAACAAACGCGGGTCATGTCGCTGGTGGAGGCGGTAGCCAATGTCGTGGTCGGCTACGGCGTTGCCGTGACCACCCAGATGCTGGTGCTTCCGGTGTTCGGGTTGCAGACAACGCTGGCGCAGAACCTGAAATTGGGCTTGATCTTCACCGTGGTGAGCATAGCCAGATCGTTCACGCTTCGGCGGGTTTTCGAGGCAATCAGGGTTGCCAGTCGCTCCGCCGACCATGACGCACATGCAGAACCTGAACGGTCTCGTCCATGATCGTGAAATACACCCGCCAGCGGGTGGCGCGCCCGTATAATGCGCGGCGGATTTCGACATCGAATTCGGCGGATTCCGGTGCAACGGCATGGGCTTGTGGCACGGATGCAAGGCCGAGGATCAGTTTGCGCATGCCGGTCAGCCAGTCTTCGGCGGCACGGGGATTGCGCTCCTGCAACCACGCATGTTCCTGCCGGAGATCATCGGCTGCCTTGGGCGTGACAATGACGCGATATTGCTTGGCCATCAGCTGGCGGAAAGATCGTCAAAGAAGGCGGCGGCCTCGATACCTTCACCAGCGCGGGCCTGATCCAGCCCCTTGCGGATGCCCGCAACGGTCTGGGCATAGTCGATCTGGTCCTGCATGTCCTGCCATGCGGCAGCATCCATGACCACGACCGAGGGCTTGCCGTTCACCGTCAGCACCGACGGGCGGCCGGTTTCCTTGAGGCGGGCGACAAAGCGCAAAGTCTCGCGTTTGAATTCGGTAAGGGGACGGATGTCCTTGGTGATATCCATGGGGTGGCTCCTGACTGCGCATCTAATTGAATGCTAATATAGTGTGAAATCAGGGCCAAGTCCAGTGCGGGATCAGGAGGCGATGCGGTAAACGCGACCTCTCTCGGCAACCTTTTCCGAGGTGACGGTCAAGCCAAGGCGTTTTTTCAATGCGCCCGAAATGGCCCCGCGAATCGTGTGCGATTGCCAATTTACAGCCTTGGCAATCTCGGCAATCGTTGCTCCATCGGGGGCTTCGAGCATCTCGATCAATATGGCCTGTTTGGTGCCTGCGCGGGGTTTTGGCTTGGCCTGTGCAGGATCAGGCTGCGGCTTTTCCATCTCGACCCCGATGGCCTCGAGCCCCGCATTGGTAATGACCAGCGTGGTGCCGTGGCCGTCGCCGGTTTTGCGCCACGTGGGCTCGCCTTTTCGGATGTCGGCCTCGACCTCGTCCAGAAAACCCTTCTGGATCAAGGGCACGATCACCTTGTTGGCAGCCCCGCCGCGCAGGCGGTCGGGCAGCGGCAGGGCAATGCGGTCGGCCTGTTGCGAGGCGCGGGACAGGATCAGGGTCTGGGTTTCGGTGAGTTTGCTCATTTTTCAATCCCTTCGGAAAAGCTTTCGCGCATCATGCGCCAGATCACCTGATCGTCGGTCTCGCCTGCAATGCGCAATTCGTTGATGCGGGCGACGATCTCGTCATCGACGGGAACCTGCCAGAAGCCGCCCGGCAGCGGTGTGGCCGTTTTGGCAATGCGACCCTTGGCCCAGCGACGCAGGTGACGGTTGCTGCGGTCGGAAAGGATGATTGTCTTGGTCGGCTTGCTCATGCCTTGGCCTCCCATGCGCTGAATTCCTCGCCCATCCCGAAGCTGTCGGCGGTGCGGCGCAGAAATCCGGGCGATTGCCGCTCGCAGTCGGCGGCCAGCCTGGCTTCCTCGGCGAAGACCTCGCGGGGCAGATGGTTGAGGGTGCCGTATTGCAAGCGCATGGACGCCTCGACACCGGCGGGGTTCAGGTTGGGGGCAAGTTCAAAAAGGAGTTTCTGGTAAAACATCGTTTGTCTCCATTGTGCGGGCGGCGACCATCGCGGCCCTCCTACCGCCTGAAGCCCCGCGCATGGCGGGGCGGGCAGGAATGGCCGTGGCTATTCGGCGTTTTCGCCTTCCTGAAAGGCGCGGTCGCAGATCTCGCGCAGGTTCTTTGAAATGTCGGCCAGATCGCCCACATGCCCCCAGTGGATCTCGTCGGGGCTGGCTTCGAAATGCTCGTCACTCAGGGCCTGCAGGCGGACAAGCATGTCGTCGATCTCGGCCTTGCGGGTCATGAAGGCGGCCAGTGCCTTGTCATTGGTGCGGGTCATCATTTTGCCTCCCGTGCAGCGGCCAGCCCTGCGGCGTAGGCGGCCTCCAAGGCGGCTTGGACGCCCCAGACCGAAACCTCGTGAAAGTCGAGGCTGTCGCTTTTGCGCTCCTCCAGCGTCTTGATGAAGAGGTGCTTTTGGGCAATGCCGGCCAGCAGGTCGGCGGGGGCGGTTTGGTTGGTTTTGCTTGTCATGGTCTGGCTCCTTTTTGGTGTAATCAGAATCGCTCTTTTCCGGATGATTATCCAGTAAAATAGCAGCAATATCATTGCGTTGATCGGAAGGTGGGGATTGTAAATGGCCGCTGCCACACAGCCTTTGGCCGTGATCGCAAAGCTTCTGGACCTGTCCGAGCGGCGGGTGCAGCAACTAAGCCGTGAAGGTGTCATTCCCAAGGCAACGCGCGGACAATATGACCTGGTCGGTTCGGTGCGCGGCTATGTGCAGTATTTGCGCGATCAGGCCGTAAGCGCGCAGGCCGGTGCGCCCGATTATGCGGCCGAGCGGGCGCGTTACATCCGGGCCCGCGCCGATCTGGTGGAAATGGAGGCCGCGCAGCGACGCGGCGCTTTGATTGCGGTGGAGGATATCGAGGTCGCCTGGATCAAGGTGCTGGCGCTGTTGCGCACGCGGGTTCTGGCGGTGCCGGACCGTCTGGCTCCGGAGGTTTATGCCGCAGGCAGTCTGGCCGACACCCGCAAGCTTCTCGGCAAAAGCCTGCGCGCGGCCCTTGAGGATTTAGCCAACAGCGATGTGCAGCCGGAAAGAAATGCCACCCCTGACGATATCGGGCTCATCGATCCTGAGCCGGACGGTAAAGCGGGCGCTGGAAGTGCTGCGCCCGCCACCGGAACTGACGATCAGTGACTGGGCGGATCAGAACCGGCGGCTGAGTTCGGAGGCCAGCGCCGAGCCGGGACAGTGGCGCACCAGTCGCGCGGAATACCAGCGCGGAATCATGGAGGCGATTTCCGATGCAGGTGTGGAAAGCGTGGTAATTATGTCCTCCAGTCAGGTGGGCAAGACCGAGATGCTGAACAATTCCGTCGCCTACCACATTGATCAGGATCCGGCTCCGATCATGGTGGTGATGCCGACCGAGCGGGATGCCGAGACCTGGTCGAAGGACCGGTTTTCGCCGATGGCGCGGGATACGCCTTGCCTGACCGGCAAGATCGCCGATCCAAAATCCCGTGATGGCAACAACAAGATCCTGCACAAGCGCTTTCCGGGCGGGCACCTGACCATCGTCGGGGCCAATGCGCCCTCGGGGCTGGCCAGCCGCCCGATCCGGCTGCTGATGTGCGACGAGGTCGATCGCTATCCGTTCAGCGCCGGGGCCGAGGGGGATCCGGTGAACTTGGCCAAAAAGCGGACAGTGACGTTCTGGAACCGCAAGATCGTGCTGGTTTCGACCCCGACCAACAAAGGTGCAAGCCGGATCGAGGCTGCATACGAGGAAAGTGACCAGCGGCAATACCATGTGCCGTGTCCGGAATGTGGTGAGCCGCAGGTGTTGATTTGGGGGCAAGTAAAATGGGACAAGACTGCGGGCGGGGCACATAGGCCGGAAACCGCAAAGTATCACTGCATCCACTGTAACGCCGCATGGACAGACGAGACCCGTTGGGCGGCCATCGGGAAAGGGCATTGGCAGGCGCGGGAGCCCTTTGCCGGTATTGCCGGTTTCCACCTCAATGAAATCTATTCGCCTTGGGTCCGGCTGGAGGCAATGGCAAAAGCGTTCCTCTCGGCCCGCGCCGGGGGTGACGACACGATGAAAACATTCATCAACACCTCGCTCGGGGAAACTTGGGTGGAGAGCGGCGAAGCGCCGGATTGGCAGCGGCTGCTCGATCGCAAGGAGGACTGGACCGCAGGAGAGGTGCCTGCGAATGCCCTGTTCCTGACGGCGGGTACAGATGTGCAAAAGGACCGGATCGAGGTCGATGTCTGGGCCTGGGGGCGCGGGCTGGAAAGCTGGTTGATCGATCACATTGTTATCGAGGGCGGTCCGGGATCGGAGGCTTGCTGGAACGGGTTGACGTATTTGCTGGGGCGTACATGGCAACATGCCAACGGCAGCCAGATGACCATCGCGCGGCTGGCCGTTGATACCGGCTATGAAACCCCGGCGGTTTACGGCTGGGCGCGCAGGGTCGGCTTTGGCCAGGTGGCACCAGTCAAGGGGGTGGAGGGTTTCAACCGTGCCAGCCCTGTCTCGGGGCCGACCTTCGTCGATGCGACCATCGCCGGTAAACGCCTGCGTCGTGGGGCGCGGCTCTGGACGGTGGCGGT